AATATTATACGGATGGCCGCTTTTTGGAGCGTGAGGGTTTTGAAATTCGAAACTATCTTTTTAAATTACGCTTATGCCATTTGGTGTCCAGGTATAAATAAGACACCAGACACCGATTGCAGGAGTAAATGGTTTGGAAGAGTCAATCGGTGTCCATTGACCATGCCTCCAAAGAGCCTATTTAAAATAAACGCAAAGAATTATTTTCTAACTTATCCCAAGTGCTCTCTCACAAAAGAAGAGGCACTTTCCCAATTACAAAACCTACAGACACCAACTAATAAAAAATTCATCAAGATCTGCAGAGAGCTACACGAAAATGGGGAACCTCATTTACACGTGCTCATCCAGTTCGAGGGCAAATACCAGTGCAAGAATCAGTGATTCTTCGACCTGGTATCCCCAACCAGGTCAGCACATTTCCATCCGAACATTCAGGGAGCTAAATCCAGCTCCGACGTCAAGTCCTATATCGACAAGGACGGAGACACACTTGAGTGGGGAGAGTTCCAAATCGACGGCAGATCTGCAAGAGGAGGCCAGCAGACTGCAAACGACGCTTATGCAGCGGCACTTAACGCAGGCAGTAAGTCAGAGGCTCTTAGCGTCATTAGAGAACTAGCACCCAAAGACTATGTATTACAATTTCATAATTTAAATGCCAATTTAGATAGGATTTTTACGCCTCCGATGGAGGTCTATATTTCGCCTTTTTCTCCTTCTTCTTTCGACCGAGTTCCAGATGAACTCGAAGAGTGGGCGTGCGATAACGTCGTTCATGCCGCTGCGCGGCCCTTGAGACCGGTGAGTATAGTGATCGAGGGTGATAGTCGTACGGGGAAGACAATGTGGGCCAGGTCTTTGGGTCCACATAATTATCTTTGTGGCCATTTGGACTTAAGTCCAAAAGTGTACAGTAATGAAGCGTGGTACAACGTCATCGATGACGTCGATCCGCAATATCTAAAGCACGAATTCATGGGGGCCCAAAGAGACTGGCAATCAAATACAAAGTACGGAAAGCCAGTTCAAATTAAAGGCGGTATCCCAACAATCTTCCTCTGCAATCCAGGTCCAAATTCAAGCTATAAAGAATACTTGGACCAAGAAAAGAACGCGGCACTGAAGAACTGGGCTATAAGAAATGCAACCTTCGTCACCCTCAGAAGGCCACTGTTCTCAGGTACCCATCAAGGTTCAGCACAGGATAGCCAAGAAGAAATTCAGACGGAGGAGAGTGGACCTTAACTGCGGCTGTTCATACTTCCTCAACATAAACTGCCACAACCATGGATTTACGCACCGGGGAGTACATCACTGCAGCTCAAGCAGAGAATGGCGCCTTTACCTGGACGGTTCCAAATCCCCTGTATTTCAGGATGACAGACCATCACAGCAGGCCTTTCCTGTCGAACCAAGACATCATAACGGCAAGAATACAGTTCAACTACAACCTGAGGAAAGCACTGGGGATTCACCAATGTTTCCTAACCTTCCGCATCTGGACGAACTCACACCTTCAGATTGGTCGTTTCTTAAGAGTATTTAGGACCCAAGTGTTGAAATTTATTGATAATTTGGGTGTAATTAGTATCAACAATGTAATTAGGGCTGTAGATCATGTATTATGGAATGTATTAACGCAAACAGTTTATGTACAAAGTTCAAACGTAATAAAATTCAATCTTTATTAATTTGTGACCGAATCGTAGAAATAGATCCGTATCTTCAGAGTAGCATACACGGGATTGGAGGCATGAGTACATGCCATATACAACATCAAAGCATTCTCACTATGATTCTCGTACTTGCCAGCCTCTTGCTGGTTATAGACAACATAATTATTAACCCTAACAAACTTCTTCACGAGAGCCTGTTCCTTGGACGCATACTGACCACCAGTAACCGTAGCATGCCACTTCCGAAGGACCTGATAACGATCCCTATGCATATTCTTGACAGTCGCGGTGCTCGGCTCGTTGTCGAACATGTTGAACACCTCCCCAAAATCTTGCGGCTTATCAACGGGACGACGATCACGAACGAGGAAGAACATAACACTGTTAGTGTGATTCTTGGTCTTGATGTTTTCGTCCATCCATATCTTTCCCAGAACATAAACAGACTTAACACAGAAACGCTTCCCTACCCTATGAGTTAGACCCGTACCCCTAGTTACATCACTAATACACATAACCTTACCAATGTGAACTACATCATGCCTAGACTCAAAAGACTGGACCTTACACGGACCCTCACATCCCTTAGGAACATCCGGACTTCTGTACATTCTGTATATCCTCGGCTTCCTGTTCATGGGCCTGTTGGCCCACGCCCGAGACTTTGAGATGACGGGGACAATAGGGACAGCGGCACGGGCACTGTACGGGCTGTCGAAGTTCAACCGACGGCGTACTTTCCATCCGGGCGTTGAAATGCTCATATCGAGTGGTCGCTTCGGCATACTTCCGAGCACGGACTACAGAGATCAGATCACGAATAAGCTCGTAACCTACTGTATCGGGTGAATACGTACGCTCGACTAACTGCAAATACTTAACCGCAAGCATACATCTCAACCCAAAGACAGTCTCCGGGAACTGGTTCAAAAGTGGATCCCACATGGTGCAAAGAAAAACTTGCTGAGCAAGTACTTATAGTGCGCGGGAGCGTTATTTAACTTTGAGCGAGCGATATGATTGGTCGAGGGCCCACTTTAAAAAAAATCGCGCGGCCATCCGGT